AGAAAATGGTTTTGAATTTGATTGAGAAGAAAATCTTTGCGTGCAAGGAGTGCATGGCGAAGAAGACTTTGGGAATCTCTCAGAGTACTGAAAAATTCTCATATATAACCAAAAAAGTGGAGGATGTCAATTTTACACTGGTGGATGATCATAAGGAAAGTGCTACGGCGTTAAAACCGTGGTCAAAAGAAAAAACTGATAAATACATCATTCGTGTATATGCGGTTAAAAATTCAGCAGTTGATGGCGATGTTAAAGATATGTTGAAAGACGAAATCGCACAGAAATGTGGACACGCTTATGCTGTGAATGGAAAAATTGCCGCAAATTTTCATTTGGTGTATAAAAATCCATGGACCGGATTGGATGGAAAACATGTTACGCGTTTAATTATGCGAACGACCGATGATCGATTGAAATTGGTTTCGGTATCAACCGCAACATCGAAGAATGAGGCTGTTGATTATATTGAATGGGATAATGTATATTTCCCTGCCTCCAATCCAAAACAATCCGAACAATTTTGTCCTGAAGCATTTAAAGTGAAATACGCACCGGGATGCATTTATATTCGCAACCCCGAAGAGTGTGCAGTGTCATGTGGATTCTCTCCATTGGAAGGAATTCACAATGCATGGACTGAAGGAGGTTGGTCCGGATTGCCAGTATGGCAATCAGTTAATCCAAATGATCCGTCCGATATGCGTTTAGGAATTTGTGGTATGCATTTTGAAGGTGGACATACAATTAAAGTCCCCGGACACAATATCCCTTTTCCGAATAAATTTATTCTTACAGAAAATTTGGGAAAGTGGTAAAGGAGTATGACTGGTTAGGTTACTTGAATAAGGTACAAGAGTTTACCGGCCGTACTCCGTTAGGATCTAAATTATCGAATGAATACCTTACCTTTATGCGTGATGTACCGTGTGTGTGTGTAGCAAATCGAAAAACTTTTCCAAAAACAAAAGAAATACCAAATTCATTTTTCACAAAATTCATCTCACTCAAATACCCACAATTAAAAATTCCCGATGATGTGTGGAGACAAGCAAATTTAACAATCCCAAAATCATATGAGGAAGCCAGCAAATTTTGGACTCCGAAAATAGTTATGGTGGATCCGTTCCTGTTATGGTTAGCATCTGAATTGACTTATATCCATAATGGACGATATTGTAAAAATGCCGGAGAAATGACATTCGAAGAAATTTTGAATAGTTGGGAATCGAAAGCTTCCCCCGGTTTTTATTTCAATATGAAATATCAATCCACTGAAGAGTTCATTGAAAAAGAGTTGGTGTACTCGCTTTTACAAGAGTATTGGGAAAAACTTATTTCTGACAAACCGGAGCCTGATGTATATACAAATGCTCTAAAAGCTGAATTGCGAAAAGTCGGAAAAAATCCACGCACTTTTATGGGAAGTGCCCGCCGTATGTTGGCAGCAAAACAAAAATTATTCTTAGATCAAAATCGTAAGATTAAAGACAATTATTGGGATCTTTGGATACGAGTTGGGCTGTCGAATTATCATGGTGAATGGGACATGTTATATAACCAATTCCAAAACAAAGTCGGAAAGAAGGCAATCTTTTGGGATAGTGACGTTTCCGGATGGGATCGTTCTGTACCAAAGTTACTGCTGGATGAAGTGCTTAAACTGCGAAAGCGGTGGTGGCCTGATTCTTTAAATACAGCAGATAACATAAGACGTGCAAACGTTTTATATGATTTAGCAACTGAAGGCTTTGTGTTAATGGAAATGGGAGAAATTGTAAAGAAATGTCGTGGCGTTGCTTCTGGTGATGCCCTTACGATATTCGACAATTCAATAGCACATGAAATTGTTGCTATCTATGCACTTTTAAAAATGATGCCCAAAGAAAAATTAAAAAGCATGACAATGATGGAACTGTATGAATTAATATTTGATTCCACTATAATGGCTTTTATGGGTGATGACAATCTCGGAGGTTGCAATCTGGAAAAATTTCCATGGTTTGATGCTGAAATACTAAAACAAGCGTATGCTGATTTTGGTTTTGAAATGAAGCAATTAAACGTTTCAAAGAAATTGGAAACATTGCAGTTTTTATCACGAGGGTTTGTCAAGAAAAATGGTGTATGGTGTGCAATTCCCGATTATACAAAAACACTGTGTCAAATTATGTACGGTGGCACGTCTGAACATCCCGCAGATGTACTCGAGAGAACAATATCACTTGAGCGGGAGGCCTGGCCAAATGATGAGCTATGGCAAATTATTCATCAATTTAATGCATGGATGTTTGAAAAATTTCATTCCGTTCTATCCGTTAAGACACCTGGAAGGGTGCCATTACACATTTTACAAGCCGAATGGTTAAGTGAGCGGGAGTTGCGGGAGTTACACTGTGGTAAATAATTACCGGTGTCGGCTTAAATAAAATTAGCCGGTTTAAAAAACAGTACAATTGCGGTTTTGGCTTATACACCAAAACACATCGACGAAGTTCACCAAATCGCGGTATCGAATACTCGCGCATTAAAAAAGAAGGTTCGGAAGAACATTATCCACGAAATTCATAAGGAAGCTATACAGCAAATTATCTCACAAGATAATTCCGTTCGTGGCCGACTTCAAAGAAAACTCTTCGAAAAAGGTCTTAAATCGGAAGGTAAGAAGGCTCTTATTGAAGGAGTTACTGTTCCACAGTTTGTCAACAAATTTGCGCCAAAGAAACAACAAAAAGTTCTCAACGCATACAAACATAAAAACAAATAATGGCTCCCAAAGCAAAGAAAATTTTCAACAACATCAAAAAACAAGAAAAGAAAATTGCAAAAAAGGAAGTGAAAAAGGCTAAAACAATGATCCGTAAAAAGAAAAAATGGACAGTGGCCGCATCTGCATTTGGATACCACGGAGGCTATTCGGGATCGAAAGGCTTCTTTGTTGGTAAAGGTGGATTAACCGAACATTTGCAGGGTGGTGTTACGGCACGACAAGTGCCCGCTGCTTCATCATCTGTGTTTACACCGTATTACACGCGCAAACCAAATGGAAAAAATGGTTTAATTGTGTGTGGTTTACAAAAATTGGGTACCGTATGTGTATCAAACACGAATACGACATGGATTTTTAATGTAAACGGAAGTAAAACTTCGAAGATTTATATTAACCCCGATAATTTCGGAGGACAAATGTCATTCGATGCACGCAATTATCAATTTTTCAAATTTATGAAGATTAAATTGATTTTTGTTATGCCCTCATCTGCAGGAACTGCGGATGGTGTTGTGTTTACTAACGTGAGCGCAGCAGTGGCACACTTTGTTGATCCTCAAATTGGGTCATTTCAAACAATTGATTATACCTCTTTACAGAGTAGTACTGATATGTTTGAATTTCAGGTGGTGCAACCGTTTGGTCCATTGACGTGGACTTTGAAAAATATCACTGATACTCAAGCAAAATGGTTGAATACAGAATTGGATTCTGCCTCAGATACATCAACACGAATGTGTTGTCAGGGTATTATATATGGATTTTATGATCAAGCAATGGCCGCATCAACAGGCACACTCACAAAGTTGGGTGATGTTCTCATTGAATATGAGTTAAAGTTGAAAGATCGTTCACCTGATTATGGTTTTACCATGCAGGTCGGTGATTTGAAATTATTACAGGACATGCGTGAAACGATTATTAAACGTGTTGAGCGTGATCAAAAAGATTGTAAAGATCCGAAAGATCTTAATGATTTGAACCGTTACATGAAGAAGTTCAAATCAACAATGTTACATTTGGATCGTACTCTGAAACAACCTGAAGTGAAAGTTCAATTGGGCCCGCCGGTGACAACAATCGCCGATCCAACATATGCGGGTGACCCAACAAAATTAGCAACTGTATCAGGTGGTGTATTATCTGTATCTGCAGGTTCTTCTGCAATGGATGTGAATATTACAAAAATTGGTGGTACCGCCGTTGACTCAACTGCTTCTGCAGCAGGTGTTATCCCGACAACAGTGAAAGCTGGTCCGGGAGGCGGAAATTATTTAAATGTTGAAAATTCAACTGCATCGATCGATGTTCGTCGTATCAATAATGCAGCAATCAACACTGATGGAAAAACACCATCAGCATCGATGCCTGTGAATATTAATGCTGTAAACCAATCAACAATGGCAACTTCAGCAAATCCAACAAATGGTGTATCTGTTCAGAGTGCCATACCTGTTCAGGTTTTTGGTTCAAATCCTGATGGAAGTATTAGTGCCGGACAGGCCGCTATCATTTCAGGATCAGGTACATCAGCACATGTATCAATGTTATTGGGTGAAAAATGGAGCAGTGCTCCTGAAGACACGAAAAGTGTTCCCATTCGTGGGCCCCCATCACCAACACATTCGTTGAATGAAGAATATGTAAAAATTCCGAAAAGTGCAATAAAAGACGTAAAAACGCAATCACAAAAAGGGCCAAAGGGTCCTTCAGATGAGGAAGAAGAAGATTTTATGCGCCCATTCTATGATGGAAAAGAAGTTTATCGCCGTAAGGCTTTTAATGAAGATCCACAATATTTTAATGAATGGTTACGCCGCTTTAATAATTGGACACATCGATATGATGAGGTTGAAATACCGTCCGACTTCCCCAATCTGTTTTCGCATGATGGTTAAGTATCATCTCTCACGAGGTGTTTATTTCTTTCCACTTTGTGGGATCCATGCATTCGAACTTTCTCCTTTATTGGTTTGTTCGACGCTGAACATGAGTAGAAAAGCAGAAATGCCCTCACGATAGTAAGCGAG